ATAGTCGTTCCAGCTTTAACTGAGCATGATAAATCTTTTTGTGAGGCAGTGATGACAACAGAAGAATATTTATACAAAAGAAGTAAAACAAGTAAAGAGGTATGGTTAGCTGAATACCAACAAACACCAGTAGATATTGAGGGACGTTTATTTGGAAAGCTTAATACAATAACAAAAGAGGACTTTAATAAACTTCTTCCAGATAGTTTAGGTACATTAGGATATATTGACGTTGCTGACCAAGGAAAAGATTATACAGCGTTAGCGATAGGACATTTAATAGGAAACAAAGTTTATATTTCAGACATACTTTATAGTAATAACAATACAGATATAACAATACCACAAAGCGCAGAGCTATTAAACAAAAATAAAGTTAAATATTGTAGGGTAGAATCTAACTCAATGGGAGCAATGTTTTCAAGACATTTACAAAGAGAAACGTCAACTAAGATACTTCAAGTAAATAACCAACAAAACAAGATAACTAGGATAATAATGCAAAGCGTATTTATTCAAAATAACTTTTACTTTGTTGAAAGTGATAATATAGAATTTAATCAGTTTGTTGAAAACGTGGAAAGGTTTAGTAAAGAGGGAAAGAATAAAAACGACGATGCTCCTGACTGTTTAGCTGGTCTTTCTATGTTTATCCAAGGTATGTTCCCAAAGTATTTCTAATTTTTTTTTAATTTTTTTTTTAAAAAATGTTTGGTTATATAAATTAAATATATATATTTGTATTGTTAAACAATTAAAACAATAAGAACATGGAAACAATTAGATTACAAAACGAAGCTTTTTTTACTTTTAATAAACGCTTTAAAGCTTTAACTATAAGTGGAGAATTAACTGGAGATTTTATTTTATGTGGCGTAGCAAGTGGAAATTTTCAAACTGTTATGTGTACAGATACAAATGAGATGTTTTTAATAGAAAGAAAAGCAACATTTAGCCGAGAAGATATTAACAGTATTTTAGTTGAGTTAGATTTAATAAAAGATAATGTAACCAACGAAATACATGAATGTGAAGAACAAAATAAAAAAGGAACACAAATTAGCGAAAGTTGGTTTGGTAAACAGTGGGGGCGAGTACATAAAATACAAGAAATTAGAAAAGATATTAATAAATTAAGAAAAATTTAAAAAAAAGACTTGTTTAGTTAATTTTAATTATTAATTTTACATAAACAATTAAAACAAAACAACATGAAAAAGCAATTAGAATTAAAAAATGAAGAGTATTTCACTTACTGCAATAATGAAAACAATTTTGTTTCAAGTGGAGAGATAACTGGGACTTTTACTTTATACGAGAAAGTGGAATGTGATAATTTTAAAGAGGTTTTTTGTATTGAAAGTCAAGAAACATTTTTAATTAAGAAATAACAAAACAAATAAACATGAAAACAATTAAAGATTTTGACAGAGCGGTATTATTAACGACTTTACTAGGAATAGCATGCGTAGCAATATTTGTACTTTTACGACAATAATAATCTGGAATTTATTTTTTAAAGATTTAAACAACTAAAATCAAAACAAAAATGAGTAAAGGATTAACTAGATTATGTATGCAATTAGCTCCGTAATCTCTTGCACCTGCAGACAGTGAGGTGGTTAAGCCTTTTTAAACCAAAACACAAATGAAAATAACACTAGAATTTAAAGACGAAGACGCAGAAGAAGCGTTAACAGCTCTTGACGGCTACAAGTGGAAGTTAGCGGTTTGGGAATTAGACCAGCTGTTAAGATTGACTACAAAGTATGACGCTTCTATATTAAATCACAACGAGCAAGCAAGTGAAGCAGAATACGAAATAGCTGAGAAAATTAGAGAGGAAATAGCAAGAATATTAGAAAATTATAACTTGAAATTAGATTAAAGTCCTAGTAAAAAATGAAAACAGTAAACAGTATAAGCGGAGGTAAGACTTCAGCGTATTTATCTAAATTTTACCCAGCAGATATTAATATGTTTTCACTTGTAAGAATTGAAGATAAAGATTGTTTGTGGATGAGTGGCAAAGATGAGCCTACACGACAATTAATATCAGATAGAATAGGTAGAGAGTTTATTGGAACTGCTGAGATGGATGAGATAATTTATACTATTTTAGACCTTGAGCAATTTATAGGACAAGAAATAAAAATAATAACTGGTCAATCCTTCGAGCAAATAATAGTAGATAGAAGTAATTATTTACCTAACAGAATGGTGCGCTATTGTACTATTGAAATGAAGTTAATACCTATATTCAACTATCTAAAAGAAAACACGGAACTACCAGTTAAAATGCGAATAGGATATAGACCTACTGAAATAAGGAGAGCTAATAACATGAAAGCTAGAGCAGATAAAAACGGAATAGAAGAATTTGATAATACACCTTATCGAATAGCTGAGTTTCCTTTAATTGAAAATAATATATCAAAAGATACAATTTATAGCTACTGGGAGGATAAACCTATTAGATTTGCATACAGAAATAACTGTGTAATTTGTGTTAATAGACAGCCCTTAATGATTAGCCATATGGCAACGAAAGAAAAAAGAAAAGTAGAATGGGCGAAACGTATTGAACAAAATACTGGCAATCAATTTTTAAAAGAGGCTAGCATGAGCAGAATATTAAACTTTTCTACACAAGGTAATTTATTTAAGGACGAAGATTTCAGCGACTGCGATAGTGGTTTTTGCGGAATATAAACTAGATTAAAGTCCTAGTAACTCTCTTTGCTCTTCTTCTGTAAGATTAACACCAGCCGTTTGAATTTTATTAAGTGCGCTTGCTCTTGTATCAAGTGCCTTGGCGCTCTCGTTTTCATCGTCTTGTAATACTGGTATATGACTAAAATCAGCGTGTAAATAATAACCCTCCTGAGCTAGTCCTAACTGCTCCATAATAGAATTATACATTTGTTGAGTTTCTGGAATGATTGTATCAGTATAAGCCATTCTAATACCGTCTTTGACGTTGCTAAATGTAGCTCCTTTCTCTTGGGAGAAAACATAAATATTAAGACCGTAAACGTCAACTAAAGCAAGCTTGTCAGCGTTTAATTCCTCAAACAACATTAAATCTCTTGTTGGATATGACATAGGTTGCCAGTTAACGTCAGCCTCAGTTATAATTAACTCGTCTTTACTTCTACGATACCAATCCTTTTGAATTTCTTGCTTTTCTTCTGGGGTCATTGGAATAGCACCTCCTAAATCATTTTTTCTAGTTGATAAAATACCAATAGCTCCAATATTTTCTAGTAATACGTTTCTTTTGTGGTAACTAGCCCTGATGTTACTTAGAGGATATTTAAGAGCTTCTAACCTACTTGCTGGGTTAATAAGATTAATACCGTCTGGAGTCATTAAATAGACTACTTCATTAACGTCAAGCGTTTCATATTGTCCGTCATCTTCATAAAATTTATACTCCTTAATCATATCTTTTTGGTCCAGTTGTTTTAAAGATACGCCAGTTGTTTCAACTACTATTCTATCACTAGGCAAAGGCTGAAACAAATTAACAATATTAAAAGACCTTTTAGGAGCATAAGCAAAAGAGTTAGAATACAAAGCGTCATTTACAGATAACATAAAAACAACGTCTTGCCAGTTTTGAGTAGCGTTGGGTTTGTTTAATAAATCTAAAAACCAATGATTTTCAACTTTTTCTTCTCCCTTATACAAGCAAGGCATATTACCAGCCATCATAGAAGCTCTTTTATTAACAACTGCTCTAAGCTCAGGAATTTCTAAATAATGTCTATAAGCTTCGCTAGTATCAATCCAGATAGCTGTCTTTGTTCCGAAAATTCTGTTTACTTGGCTTGATAATTGATTGATGTATCTTTGGGACATGGTACGTTCGTAACCAAAAAAAGACTCCCAAAAGTTAAAAATATTGGTATTCTCCATTTTTTATAATAAATTATTTAACAAAAATAACTATTTTTACAAAATAAATTATAACTTATGGCTAAATCATTTAATACCTATCAACTTAAAAGTCAAAATT